TGCCACGAAAAGCGCAGCCGTGGCGGTATCAAGACCTCAGATCAAGGCTGGAGCTTTCACTGTTTCAATTGTGGATATACAGCCAGTTTCATATTAGGGCGTAACCTCAGCATCAAAGCGCGACAACTACTGAAACATTTCAATGTGCCTGAACGCGATATTGAGATGCTAAACTTGGAAAGCCTCAAGCATCGCAGCATACACGGCATGCTGGAGGATCGACAGCGGGTATGGAATCAACTGGCTGCTATCGCATTTGAAGAACGAGACTTACCTCCTCATGCATCGTTGTTGGCTGATGAAAAACCTTATCGGGGTTATGTGCGAAGCAGAGCAGTGCCAGACGATTATCCCATAATGATACAGACAGAGAACGACAATGTGCATTGGACTAGACCGCATGTGGTGATCCCATTCACCTATGATAACAGCATAGTGGGCTATACCTGCAGATTCCTAGACAATCGCACACCCAAATATATCAGCGAAACACAACCAGGCTATGTGTTTGGCACGGATCTACAACATGCTGATTGGACTCAAGCCATAGTGGTAGAAGGCATATTTGATGCCCTATGCATCAATGGACTAGCAGTAATGCACAACGATATCAATGACGCTCAGGCTCGACTCATACGCAGTCTAGGACGTGAAGTCACAGTGGTGCCCGATCAAGACCCAGCAGGCATGGCCTTGGTAGATCGTGCTGTGGAACTGGGCTGGGCAGTGAGCATGCCCGAGTGGCCCGAAGATGTCAAAGATGTCAACGATGCAGTGATGCGTTGGGGTAAGTTAACGACCTTGCTAACTATAATGCAAGCCCGGGAAACCAGCCGGATCAAAATAGAACTACGGAGAAAGCAACTTGTTAAAAGATTTCGGACTTGATATCCAACGCCTATTCTTGGAGATGATGTTGGAGGACGCACAGAGCTATGTGCGTGTACAGAACATCTACAACCCAGAAAACTTTGATCGCAGCCTGCGACCTGCGGCGGCATTCATCAAAGAGCACTCAGACAAACACAAGACCATGCCCGACCGGACGCAGATTTCTGCGGTCACAGGCATAAAGTTAGACTCTGTACCGGACTTGAACGAAGGTCACTTTGAATGGTTCATGACCGAGTTTGAATCATTCACCAAGCGCCAAGAACTAGAGCGTGCCATCCTCAAAGCAGCAGACATGTTGGAGAAAGGTGACTTTGATCCTGTGGAGAAACTGATCAAGGATGCGGTACAGATTAGTTTGACCAAGGACATGGGCACAGACTATTGGGCTGATCCCAAGGCTCGTATCAACAAATACTTCAACTCGGGTGGACAAGTCAGCACAGGTTGGCCGCAAATGGATAGGCTACTGTATGGCGGTTTCAGCAGGGGCGAGCTCAACATCTTTGCAGGTGGATCAGGCTCGGGCAAATCACTGGTGATGATGAACATAGCCCTGAACTGGTTGCAGCAAGGACTCAGTGGCGTGTATATCACCCTGGAACTAAGTGAAGAACTCACGTCACTGCGTACAGATGCCATGCTCACAAACATGAGCACCAAGGACATCCGCAAAGACATTGATACCACAGAACTCAAAGTCCGGATGGTAGCCAAGAAGTCCGGACAGTACAGGGTCAAGGGCTTGCCCGCACAGAGCAACATCAACGACATACGCAGCTATTTGAAAGAAGTGCAGATACAGACTGGGATCCGTGTGGACTTTGTGATGGTGGATTATTTGGACTTGTTGATGCCAGTGAGTGCCAAGGTCAGTCCCAATGACTTGTTTGTGAAGGACAAGTATGTGAGTGAAGAACTGCGCAACTTGGCCAAGGAACTGGGTATATTGATGGTCACAGCAAGCCAGTTGAATAGATCAGCAGTGGAAGAGATTGAGTTTGACCACAGCCACATATCGGGTGGTATCAGTAAGATCAACACAGCAGACAATGTGTTTGGTATCTTCACCAGCAGGGCCATGAAAGAACGGGGCAAGTATCAGATCCAGTGTATGAAGAGTCGTAGTAGCACAGGTGTAGGACAGAAGATTGACTTGGAGTACAACATTGAAACCATGCGCATCACGGACGCAGGCGGCGACGAGCAACAGGGGTCAGGATTCTTTGCGAAGAAGCCCAGTATCTTAGAAAGTATCAAACCACAAAGCACTGTGAATACAGCACAGGAAGAAACTCCCAAGGTCAGTGCCGAAGTCAACAGTGCCAAACTCAAGCAACTGTTGGGAAAAATCAGGGCTGGTTGATATGCCATATTGTTCTGAGATTCATGGAGGATTGCATCTTGTTTTTACACCAAATTCAAAATCGCCGTTGGTACAACATTGTTGCCTAAGAAATGATCTATGGCCTGCTAGCCAAGAAAGTAATTTTTGGCATGACCCAAAATTCCAATCATTGAGACTTAAACAAGACTGGGATCCAGGATGCCTGTCGTGCAAACGGATTGAAGACTCCGGCAATCCGAGTATGAGAACTGGTATGAATGAAGGACTTAAAATATATCCTTCTACCAATCTGTCAGGACCAGTCCGCATCGATTTAAAATTTGATAAAAGTTGTAATCTTGCTTGCCGTACATGTGGCACATGGTCAAGTACCTATTGGCAAAAATACTTGCAGGAGCCAGTGACTCCCGGCCAAAGCAAAGAAATCGTAATTGCTACACTGAAAAGACTGGATCTTTCTAACCTTCGTATGCTGGTATTCTGTGGTGGAGAAACATTGTTGGGCCAGGAATATTGGGATGTGGCTGAATGGCTGGGAAACAATGTGCCCAATGCCAAACAACAGTTGACCTTGTGTTTCCAAACCAACGGTACACAGCCTATACATCCTCGTAACTACAGCACCATTGACAAGTTTTTCTTGGTAAAGTTACATTTTAGTCTTGATGGCATAGGCACAAAGTTTGAATATCTGCGGTGGCCGGCTTCGTGGGCACAGGTCACTGATAACATATTGAATATCAGAGACACAGTGCCTTCAAATGTGATGTTCCTAGTAGAGGAAACGATTTCCATATTCAATCTAGCATATATCAATGAGTTAGAAACCTGGGTCAAACAAAACTTCACCACCAATCGAGAAGGTGATCCTGTGAATCACACAAGGCATATGGCCACTGGAATTTTTAGATTAGATAATTGTAGCCAAGAGTATGTAGATTGGGTGTTGACTCAACCAGTGAAGAATCTCATAAACAAATCCTGGAAAGAATCACCTACACAAATCGCAGAGATGCTCAAGGAAATACACAAGCATGATCAAATGCGCCAACAGCAATTTTGTTGTGTTTTTCCACTGGTGGCTGATTTTTATCAAAGATGGGATTCCTAACTTTGAGCAAGATTATTTGATCATTATATAAAGCCTAGTATCCAAATAAATAACAAAAGGATCCAGGAAACAAAATGCAGAAGAAAACACGCAGTTTATTGGAAGAACTTGAGAGCTTATACGCTGAGCGTGATCAGCGTCATGTTATCGAGAGTCGCGCCAATAATATCATCACTGGCGCTATACGTCTATTAGAGCAGATAGATGCATCCTACACCCCTGAACAAGCAGAAAATCTACAACGCAAACTGATCAATGCCATTAAGTTACGCGATCCAAACAAATTCACCCGCACAGTCAGGAAAACAGATGCAAATTCATGAACTAACACAGAAACCATCTGATCTAAATGAAGGACTTTGGGACTCGATCAAAGCAACTTTATCGTCGGACCCAAACTTAGCGGGTATGACTTTGGATCAGAAAGAAGCCTATATCAAGCAAGGCAATCTTGTGAAGACAGCAGCAGATAAAGCTGCCTTGGCCTGGGCACAGTATGCAGTGCAGTTAGAAAAATCTATAACAGATCCCAAACAGTTAGATCAATTCAAGAAACGACAGAGCAAAGTATACGAAAACGCTCTTAGATCTTTTGTGGTAAGAAATTTATTTGTTGGACTGCCCTATGAGAATCTCAATAATCGCGGCCAAGCAGAAGCGTTGATCAAAGCCATGAGCCAACCAGGTGCTTCTAGTCCGTCTGCGCAAGCACCATTATGGCAACAACTAGCTCAGGTTGCATCGGTATCTCAAGTCGAGGCTCAAGCCCCACCCCCGTCAGAACAATCCAAAGCAATCAATGTACAAAAAGCCGCACAGTCTATACAAAATAGATTATCAGGTGCTACAACAACGGACACTAGAAACATTGGTCAATTTCTAGCGACCAATAGATCCGACGCCTGGCAGGTGTTGTCTAAATCTGAAAAGAGCAAAGTGGTCAACGAAATCGCAAAAGCATTGACCAACAAAGGAATATCTGTGCAGGGATATTCCCCCGCATCATCACCAGTTGCAGCAGCCTCTGCGTTGGCTTCTATAGCAGCAGCAACCCCTGCTATTAAATCAACAGGAAATACTTCTCTAGACTCAGTGTTGGTTTCCTTAGGATTTAATCTAATATGATAAAACTAATTGAAGGCGGCAACGTATTCAAAGACGCCGACGGTACTCCTCTTACACAACGCATCAATCAAGCCGACGTTCCTGCCACGATCAAATGGGTGGAAAAGGTCACAGGTATCAAGTTCCCCCCGGAGCGTTGGTTGGGCAGCACAGGTCGCAAAGCCACTTCTGGTGACCTAGATCTAGCAGTGGACATCAATCAAATCAGCAAAGAAGATCTAGCAGCACTGCTCACACAGTTTGTGCAGAAAAACAAACAAGATCCCCGCACTTTTGTCAAGAAGGGCGGAGAAGTACATCTACGCACTCCCATAGCCGGCGATGACAAGAATGGCTTTGTGCAAACTGACTTCATGTTCTTTCCCAACCTAGACTGGGGCACTTTCTATTATGGTGGTGCTGAAAACTCAGCATACAAGGGTATGAACCGCAATGTGCTGATGTCAAGCATTGCTAAACAGGCGGGACTCAAAGTAGGTGCCAATGGTATGTTTAGCCGCACTACCAATCAACTGGTAGATGGTGGCATGGATCCCGACTATGTGGCACAGGTGCTGCTGGGACCTCGAGCCACACGTGACAATCTTCGGAACGTGGAAAGCATTTATTCTGCATTGGTCCGAGACCCACAGCGTGATGCTAAACTAGCTGATTTCCGAGAATATCTATCTCGTGAAGGGCTAGAAGAACCCACTCTTAAAGAAGAAAGTGATGTGAGTTTTATGGCTCGCCTGCGCGATCGCATCGTGAACCAGGGCATGTACAAGCTGATTGAAGATACTATGCTCACAGAAGATGAAGTTAAAGGCGGCAAAGCCAAAGGTATTGAGCATCTAGAAGACCTAGTGTTCCGCAAGGGCAGCCGCGGCATTCGTGAAGCACTGGCCATCGTGGCAGCAGTAGGCCAAGATCCCTCTACTACCACTGTAAAGTGGGACGGTAAGCCTGCTATCATATTTGGTCGCAAAGCCGACGGCACATTCATCCTTACAGATGTAGCGGGTTTCACAGCCAAAGGCTACGATGGCCTATTCTCTAGTCCACAGAAAATAGCACAGCAGATGGCTGCACGTGATGCAGCAGCAGCAGCCAAAGGCAATGCTGCCACACGCACACAACAACTCACACCCATATATGCCCAGCTGTGGCCTAAACTAGAAGCCTCTTTGCCTAAAAACTTTCGTGGTTATATACAAGGTGACCTGTTGTATATGAGCACACCCACACTGGAAGCCGGCAATTATGTGTTCATGCCAAATACCATCGAGTATCGCATTCCTGCTGCTTCTGAGGTAGGCCGACGAATTGGTGCCAGTGAAGAAGGCGTGGCTGTACATACCTATTATGATGAACCTGGTGCGCCCAAACAGCCAGTGACCCCTGGACTGATGGGCAAGCTCAAGTCAGTGCCTGGTTTGTTATTGATCGAACCTGTGATTCCACAGAAACCTGTCAAACCCCAAAGTAACAAAATCAAAGCGTTGAAGCAACTGTTATCTCAGCATGGAGCGCAGATTGATCAACTGTTCAATCCTGCGGAACTACGCCAACTACAGATTACGGATTTACCTGCATTGTGCGTGGATTATATCAACAGCATAGTAGCCAATCCAAATGTCACTGGTTTTGAGAACTTGCTGCCGGGCTTTGGTCAATATCTGCAGAACAAAGTGAGTCCACGCAAGTACAACAACATCGTAGAATACCTGCAGAGCCCAAGATCCAATACTGAAGGCATCAGTGCAGCGTTCAGTGCGTTTGTGCTATTGCACGATATCAAGACGGATCTACAGCAGGGCCTGGATTTGCAGCATCCTGGACAAGAGGGATGGGTATTCTCCACCCCTGCAGGCGTGGCCAAGGCAGTAAATCGCTTTGATTTCAGTCGTGCAAACAGAGCCAAGAATAATCCTGCATAGAACAAATTTTTCCAGATTGGCTAAATACGAGTAGGACAAACAGTCCACATACCAAGGAGAAACAAAATGGCTTTAATTACCCCAACCAGCGGTGACGCACAACCGGTATTCGCTACCGACGTTCGTAATCCTGTAGCACCAAGCGCAAGCACCGCAGCAACACCTGTAAACTTGCAAGGTCCCAAGCTAGACTTTTTCCGTCTAGTCGCAGCCAACACAATGGCTGCACAACAAGGTGTGAACCAATTCGTTTCTAACGCAATTCGTTCAATCCAGCAGACATCCACAGTGGCCATGTACCAGGTTGATGGTACAGCTCTGTCACTAGGAATATATCCTACTGGT